ATGGAACGCGTCACGAAGCTCGCCCTGCGCGTGCTCGAGGAGGCGCTCGCCCAGGCCGAGGTGGAAATCGTCGAGCCGCACGTGGCGCATCGCCTGGCCCTGCAATGGCTGGTTGCTGTCGGTGCATTAGAGGCCTGGCAGGCCCGAGGATTTATTGACGCGATGGGAGCGCCCATCCTCACGCCGCACCTCCCCAGCGGAGAGCATTACATTCGTCCGACGCTCATGCGCGGCACGCTCCTGGCTGCATATTCCGGATTGGGATATCCTCTGCCCCCGGACGGCTTCCGCGCCTCGCTCGCCCGCCGTTTCGCAACGGAATTGCTTGACCAAGAGACCGGCCAGCCACACCCCTGGGTAATGTGCAACCGATACCGCCCAGGCGAACGCGAGACGATCCGGCAGCACTTTGGTGCCAAGCTCTGGCGCCAAGTCAATGACGGGCCTGCCATCGTCCATCCCAAGGAACCAGGCTGGGTTGTGCGCGCGGTGGACGGTGAGATGGTGCTCGACCAGATGACGTGGGGCTTCCCGGTGGTGTTGCGCGGAAAGAAGGGTCAGCCCTTGAAGCCCAAACCCGTGAACAACGCCCGTTTCGACAAGCTTTCGGGCTTCTGGGCGCGCTGGGCCGGACCGGCGCATCGATGCTTGATCCCTGCGTCTGCCTATGCCGAAGCAATCGGGGAATCTGGCTCGATGACAACCGCCTGGCTGACATTGCGCTCCACATCGATGTTCGCGTGGGCCGGCTTGTGGCGAGACAGCGAGGATTGGGGACCAGTTTATACTGGCGTGATGACGCGCAACGCTCCCGAGTTGGCCTCGATCCATGATCGGTCACCGGTGATCCTGGCACGCGACGACTGGGATACCTGGCTCAACGCCCCGTTGGCAGATCTGCGGCAATTCGATCGACCTTGGCCTGCAGACGATGTTTTCGTCATGCCCACCAGCATCTCGTGGAAAGATGGTGGCCGTGAGTCGCTGGTAGATTGGAGCTGGGAGGCAGGGCAGCATCGCGCCCCACCCGCCACAAGTCTCTTCAGTTCGAAATGATCACCTCGCCCACGACCTGGCTCTGCGCCATGCCGCCGACCGTGTAGCGCACCGGCACCGCTTCGATCGTGAAGCCGGCGAAGAGGCGGCGCACATCGGGGTGGTCGTTGAGGGAGAGGATGAACTGGCCTTTCAGGGCGCGCAGCTGGTCGGCCATGGCGGTGAACTGGTCGCGGTCGAATAGGTCGCGGCCATAGTCTCCTTCGCAGCCGTAGTATGGGGGATCGAGGTAGAACAACGTGCCCGGCCGGTCGTAGCGGGTGAGGAAGTCGGCCCAGGGCAAGCGCTCGATCACCACGCCTGAAAGGCGTTCGTGCGCGGCTTCGATCAGGGGGCCGACTTTGGCGACGTCGAAGCGAGCGCCGCCATCCAGTTTCACGCCGAAGTTGCGACCGGCCACCTTCCCGCCAAACGCCAGGCGCTGGAGATAGAGGAACCGCGCCGCGCGTTCCAAGTCCGTCAGCGTGGTTGGGTCTTGCCGGCGCAGGCGTTCGAAGCCTGACCGGCTGGTGATCTGCCAGCGGAGCATGTCCATGAAGGCCACGTAGTGCCGCTGGATGACGCGGAAGAACGTGGCGACGTCCTCGCTCCAATCGTTGATCACCTCGCATTTCGGCCGCTGGTCGCGCCGGAAAAATACCCCGCCCATGCCTACGAACGGCTCGGCATAGAGCCGATGCGGCACCGCGTTGATCTGCGCTACCAGGCGCTTGGCGAGCATCCTCTTGCCGCCGATGTAGGGCGCAGGCGGACGAGTGGGGGTGACCGGTTCGAGCTGGTCCAGCGCGTTCGACAACATCGCAAATGTTCCTTATATGTTCTCACCGCCGAGTCGGCAGGCGGGATGGCCTCGGATGGGCCTGTCTGGGGACATGACGATCTGCGGTCGTCGGAATGGGGCGTTGCACCGCCCCCTTCCCCCGCCTCTGCCGGCGGGCGGAAATCCTATCGCGCGCCGGCCGCCACGCGGGTGCCGTCCTGCTTGATCACGCTGCCATCGCTGCACACGTAATCGCGGAAGGCCAGCACCGGCAGGCCGGTCCAATCGTTGAGCCGGAGCATCCGGCGCATGATCGGCACGATCTCCGTCTCGAAGAAGGCATCGCGGGTCTGGCTGACATTGCCCAGCCCACCGGCGGCCTGGGGGATCACGCCGATCAGGATCGGCGGGGTGCGGTGCGCGGCCAGCATGTCGTCGCGGCTGATGTTCTTCACCGCGGAGAACTCATCCTTCGCCGTCACGTCCGCGATCGGCATGATTTGGATGCCGTCCTTTTTCCCCTTGGGGATGTAGACCAGCATGTTCTTGAAATTGCCCACGCCCTTGGAACTGCCCAGTTGCTCTTCGATGGCGTCGACGGTGGCCTGATCGGCCAGCGGCTCGCTGACATAGAAAACGAACCCCGCATGTGCGCCGTTGAGGTAATAGCGGCGGCGGAACAGCGTGGCATTTTCGGACAGCAGCCCGCTCTGCAATGCCGATAGCCATTCTGGCAGGCCATAGATCTCCTGCGCCACGTCGGGCTGTTGCAACTGGAAAATCGTGCCAGGTGAATACGCATGCTCATCGCCGCGCGCGCAGTTGGTCCACCAGAACACGCCGGGATCGATCCCGGCGCGCGTGTGGATGGCCGGGCTATGCGCAAGGGTGGCAATGCGCCCGCCCAGGTTCGGCACGCTCTCGAGATAGGCATTGCCCATTTGCAGGAAATCCAGCGCAAAGCGCTCGAACACGTCGGCCGCCAGCCACCGCGAAGGGGTCTGTTGCGCCACCAGCAGGTTGACCTTCAGGCCGATGGCGCTGCGGTGATAGGGCGAGACGTTGAACGTCTGCGACAGCCGCGCCATGGGCAGCGGCGGCTCGTACCAGCGCCCGTTGTGCCAGATCTCGAAATACTGGGCGAGTTCGCGGCGATCGAGCACGCTTTCCGGCTCACCGAAGCGGAACACCTTGGCCGGCGCATGGCTGGCCTGTTCCTCGGGCTGATCGGCCAGGGCCAGTGCGGTCGAGCTGGTTTCGGTCATCATCGGTCCTGTCAGTTAAGGAAGCGCACGCGCCCGGCCGGCGCCTGGATCTCGGCGCCGGCATCAAGCGGTTCGTTGGAAAGGGCATGGAGGATCGCCCAGGCGATATCGGCGTGGCCGATCTCGCCGTTGCGCCGCGCGGTATAGGTCACGCCGCGCTGGCTCCCGGTCAGCGTCGGGCGGATGGCCATGAATGCCTGCATGACGTCGGTCCAACCGGCATCGAATTCGATGCGGCCGGCCCGAAACACATTCTGCCCCTTGATCACCAGGGCCGTCTTGCTGGCCACCGAATATTCGATCTTGCGCGCCAGCGGGAACCACTTGCTCACCAGTTCCCACACCGCTTGGCCGTGCCCTGTGGTGTCGATCGATATGTCGGTGACGTTGTAACGCTTGCAGACCGCCCGGATGGCGTCGGCCTGGCCCGCGAAGTCCAACCCGTTGAGCCGGATCTTCTCGAGCACCCGAAATTTACCCCCCGGTTTTTCAGGGGGCGCCAAAACGGCTAGCGCGGCATCGTCCCGGCCCTGCTTATTCGGGTCATAGCCCAGCCATACCGGCTTATCGCCGAACGGCCGCCCACCAGGGATCTCGATCAGCGCGGGCGCGAAATCTCGCCACTTGTAGAAGCTATCGACCCTCGCGGGCGCAAGCCGCACATAGGGGAACGAGCTTTCGGAATCGTCGATGTCCTCGCATTCGAACAGGTTGCGGAACCGCTCGTCCGAATACTCGCGGCGCAGCTCGTCCACGTCGACCAGCTTGCCCAGACCCTTGGCCACCGCGTCATGGATGGTGACCAGCTGTTGCCAGCTGCCATCGGGCATGATCGCGCCGTTCCGCAGATTGCGGTGCGAAATGTCGAACGGCTGCTGATCGCCCTTCGCGCGGCCGGCGTTCCACTCCTCGCCCGACCAGAAGCCATAGGACTGGTGCGTCTTGGTCGAGGGCGTGGAGAAATAGGTCTTTTTGTAGATCTTGTGCGTGGCCATGCCGCTGGCCACGCCGTTCAGCTCGGTGAACCCGTGCACCCAGGCGAATTCATCGAAGTAGAAGTCGCCGCTCTCGCCCTGGGCGGTCGCGCTGTTGGTCGACAGCGGATAAAAGCCCACCGCATCCATCGCCGGTAGCGCCTGCGGCTCGCCATCCTCGTCCATCTCCGCCGGAAACGATAGGTCGAGCATGATGGGGTTGCCCTTCAGCTCTACCCCGGTCACTCGCCGCACCCATTTCACGATTTCGCGGCGGAACTTGTTGGCCTGGCGCTGGGAAGCCGAAAGGAAGATTTGGTTGCGCGGTGCCGCGTCCTTTTCGCCGTCCAGCGTCGCCAGGATGGCTTCGGCCACTTTGGCGACCGATTCCCGGCTGAAGTAGACGGTGGCGCCGATCTGGCGGCTCTTGCGGATCTTGCGCACGCGCTGGTGGCGCTGCTCCCACCACTCGGCCTGGTACTGGAAACACCAGTCGTGAAAATCGTCCAGCAGCGCCTGCCACTGGTCGCGCGACAGGAAATTCTTGCGCTTGTCCGCGCGCTTGGCCTTGGCCTCCTCGTTGTTGCGCTTCTCGATCTTGGGGTTGAGATCGCCCTCCCGCCCAGTCTTGTCGAACTTGCGGATCCGCGCCGCGCGCTCGAGCTGGCGCATCATGAAGTCGACCCGCTTCATGTCGCCTTCGGTGAACGGATCCTTGTCGAGCAGCGTGGCAAGTCGTGCCTCGAGCCGATCCTCGACCACTGCGATCGGCGCGTCGTCGTCCCAGGCGTCGCGGCTCTTCCACGCGGCAAGCGTTCCATATTTCACGCCCAGTTCGGCCGCGATCTGCGTCAGCTGCCACCCGCGATGATATAGCGAGCGCGCCTGCCGGCGCTGGGCGCGCGCCACCTGTCGGCTGATCGCCGGGGTGTCGTCGTCCGCGTCGGGTGGGGTGATCTGATGCATGGCCAAAGCCATGCACCCCGAAACGGGCCGCCTGTCGCCCTGCCTGCCGGGTAGAGCCCGCCTCTACCGCGCGCCCGCGTTGCCGATGTCGCGCCGGGCTGGCTCAAGGGCAACAGCACACGGGTCGCCGCAGCCGGCCCAGCCAACAGGACGCCAGGAGCACCCGATGAAGACCAAGCCCTTCCTGCTCGCCACCGCCGGCTCGACTGTCGATGGCCGCACCATCGATGACGCGATGCTGCAGCAGATCGCCTCGAGCTATGACCCCAAAACGTATGGCGCGCGGCTCAACATCGAGCACATTCGCGGCGTCACGGGGGAAAGCCCCTTTCGTGCCTATGGCGACGTGGTCGAGCTGTCGATCGGCAAGACCGACGTCAATTTCAACGGCAAGAAGGAAACGCGCACCGCGCTGTTTGGCGTGTTCGATGTCAACGAGGATGCCAAGAAGCTCAACGATGCCGGGCAAAAGGTCTATCCCTCGATCGAGATCGAGCCGAACTTTGCGGGCAAGGGCTTCGCCTATCTCATGGGCTGCGCGCTCACCGACAGCCCCGCGTCGATCGCCACCCAGCGCCTGGAATTCAACCGCTCGCTGCCGGGCGTGCTCACCGTGGCGGGCGAAACGCCCGAGCCGCTGGAATTCCCCGAAGATGGCGAAGCCACCGGCACTGGCATCATCGCGGCATTCACCGCCGCGCTTGATGGCGTCTTCTCCAAGTTCATGCCCGCCACCAAGACTGAACCCGAGCCCAAGGTCGATCCCGCCCAGCCCGCCGCGATGGACTTCGCCCAGCTGCGCCCGCTGTTCGAGGAACTCGGCACCAGCTTCTCCAAGGCCGTCGTCGATCTGCGCAACGAGTTCCGCGCCGATGCAGATGCCCTGGCCGTCAAGCTGCAGAAGCTGGAAGCCAACCTCGAAAAGACCCCGGCCCATGACTATCGCGCCCGCCCGCGCTCGGACGGCGACGCCAAGAACTACGCCGACGTCTTCTAAGCCGCCACCCGCCCGCCCCGCTCCCCGTCACCACAGGACCTGAAAAACATGGGTTACAATCTCTCCGATCGCGGCCGCCGGGCGCTCGACGGTCTCTATGCCGCCATCCAGCAGCGCAACAATGCGCCGCGCGGTGTCGGCCACCAATTCGCCCTTGATCCGACGTCGGAACAGCGGCTCGAAGATCTCCAGCGCGACAACGTCGGCTTCCTGCAGCGCATCAATGTGCCGGGTGTGCGCGATCTCACCGGCCAGGTCATCGGGCTGGGCACCACCAACATGATTGCCTCGCGCCGCAGCCGCGCCAATCTGCCGCGCCAGCCCCGCTACGTCGGCCAGATGCAGAAACGCGAATACCTGCTCAAGGACACGCTGTTCGACACCTGGCTACCGTGGGAGACCATCGACAACTGGTCGAAGTTCGCCGACTTCGCCACGCGGTATTCGCGCCAGGTGGCAATCTCGGTGGCGCTGTCGCGCATCATGGTGGGCTTCCACGGCCTGACGGCTGCGGCCGACACCGATGCCGATGAAAACCCGATGGGCGAAGACGTCAACATCGGGTGGCTGCAGAAGCTGCGCCTCGAACGCCCCGATCACGTCATGGGCCGCAACACGGTCACGGCCGGTGGCGTCACCACCGCCACGGGCACGGCCAAGCCGATCTATATCGGCAACGATGCCAACACGGCAGATGGCGATTACAAGAACATCGATGCCCTGGCCTATGACCTGATCGCCGGCATGCCGGCCTGGGCGCGCGCATCGACCGATCACGTCGTGATCGTGTCGCAGGATCTGGTGGACGAGAAGTACTTCCCCATGATCAACCGCCCGCTGGCCGACACCATCGATGGCGGCCGTTCCACCAGCGATCAGGTGACCAGCGACATCGTGATGTCGACCAAGCAGATCGGCGGGCGCCCGGCGGCGATCGTGCCGTTCTTCCCGGAAAAGACCATGCTGATCACGCCGCTGGGCCAGCCCAACGCAACCGACAGCAGCAACCTTTCGATCTACTACCAGGAAGGCTCGCGCCGCCGCTACATCGAGGACAAGCCCGAGCTGATGGCCGGGCTGGTCGACTATAACTCGGTCAACGAAGGCTATGTGATCGAGCACACCGATTACGCGGTCATGGCTGAGAACATCGAGTTCGGCGACCGCCCGTAATACCCGAGGGCGTCGAGGGGGGACCTGCCGTGGCCGGCGGCACCCCGGAGCCAGCGCACCGCAGGGGAGGCCACGTGCCCCTGCGGACCACCCGCAACAGGACCAAGCCCCATGAGCAGCCCTTTCCGCCGCCACAAGCAGCGGGTGCAGGCCATCCGCGCCGGCGCCGCCCCGTCCACCGACAGCACGGCACCGGCCGAGCCGGACACCAGCACGCCCGAGGGCAAGGAATACGCTGCTCTGCGCGTGCTGCTCCACGACAACCTGCGCGCCCTGAAGGACATCGCCAGCCACGAGGCGCGCATCCCCAAGAAGCGCGAATTCGCTGGCGCTTTCGAAGCCTGGATCAAGGGCACGCTCGAGGCCGGCGACCAGGGCAAGGCGGCGCAGGACGAAATCCTCGTCACCAACATGCTCTGGGCGATCGACTATCGCGATTTCGACTATGCCCTTGCCTTGGCCGAGCACGCGATCCGCTTTCACCTGGTGCTGCCCGGCTTCAACCGTACCATTGCGTGCGTCGTCGCCGAGGAAATCGCCGAGCGAGCCTTGGCCCAGGCCGAGACCGTCCCGCACGAGGCGCTGCTGCGCACGCTCGAGCTGGTCCACGGCGCAGACATGCCAGACCCGGCGCTGGCCAAGCTCTACAAGGCCCTCGGCCGCAGCTTCGCGCGCAAGGCCGACGATTTCGACCCGGCCGCCGACAACGCCCCTGCCGGCGGCAAGGCCGCCTATATCGAGGCCGCCCTCAACACGCTGTCCCGCGCCCTCGTCCTCGATCGCAATATCGGCGTGAAGAAGGATATCGAGCGGCTTGAGCGCCAGAAAAAGGCTCTGGCCGAGCAGGCCGCCACCGTCACCACCTGATCCACGAATCGCCCACGGCGCTGGGGGGCGGATGGCGGGTTGTGCAGCCGCTTTGCGGTGACGCCCAGCCAACCATCCCCACCCCCCAAAACCTCAAGGAACCTCCCCATGTCCACCGGCGTCATTGCAGTCCCCGCCGCCCCTTGGGATCCCGATGACGCGCAGGTTGTGGCAGATGGATGGTTCCCTCCGGTGGCGCTCGCCACGGTGCGCGATTCCGTCCGCCTGGGCGATGGCACGATCAGCACCGAACGCCTCACCCTGGCGATTGAAGGGGCAATGCTGCACGCATTCCGCGAGCTGGCCGCTTGGCGCACCGCGAAGACCAGTGCCGGGGTGGCGAAACTGGAAGACGTGACCACCGACACGCTCAACGGCGCGAACCTAGCGGTCAAGCTGTGGGAACGGATCGTCACCTATTTCGCCGCAGCGGATCTGTATGCTGCCTACCGCGATATCAGCGCCACCGATCAGGGCCTTGATCGCGCCCTTGAAAAGGATACCTCGGCCGACGAAGCCCGTCGGGTCGCACTGGGGGCCGTGGCCGACCTGCGCTCCATTGACGGCGCGCAGGTCGGCCGCAACCGCGTGAGGCTGATCTGATGGCACTCCGTGAACATCCCAAACCCTGCATCAAATGTCGGTGGAGCAAATTCGAAAGTGGCACGGTCCTCTGCTGGCGCCCTCTAAAAGCGCACAGCTGCCCCGTGGTCGGTCTCGATATAATCCGGGTGGACAAGCCTGCCGCTGCGGAACGTCGGGGCTGGCGCGTCTGGCTGATATTTCGGCGCAAATGCGGCGCGGCAGGCCGCTTCTTCAAAGCTGATTGACATGGCGCGCACCGCGACCGCCATCCAAGGCGAAACCGTCGATGAAGTCTGCTGGCGCATGTTCGGCTACACGCGCAACGTGGTCGAACAGGTGCTGGATTTGAACCCCGGCCTGGCCGCGCAAGGCCCGCGCCTCCCCGCCGGCACTGTCATCACCCTGCCCGAAGCATCGTCCTCGACCGCCGCGCAAAACCTCGAAACCGTCAACTTGTGGGACTGATCCATGCGCAAGATCGATAGCCTGCGGGACCTGCTCTCCACCTCGATCGAGGATTTGTCCAAGTCCCGCGAGCGTCTGCGCATCTGGATTGATCGTGGCACGGTGCAGTGCCGTCAGACGGCCACGTTCGGCTTCACCATGGTCTACCGCGTCAATGTCCTGCTGATGGATATGGCCACCGATATCGCATCGGTGGCCTACGTCATCTGCGCCTGGCTTCGCATCAACCAGCCCGATTTGCTCGCGCCCGGTAAGGATGCCTTCGCGTTGGATCTCGATGTGCTCGACAACGGCAAGTACGATGCGCTGATCCAGATCGACTTGAGCCAGAACGTCACCTGTGGCCTCAACGCTCAGAACAAGATGCAGGTGGACTATCTACCTGAGCCGGAACCGCTCTTTGCCGATGATCTGCCCTTCCCCGGCCTGGATGCCGTGCCGATCCTCAAGGCGGTGTCTGTCACCGGCGAGGGCCAGATTGCTCCCTTCGATCCGGCCGCGTGATGGCTGACGAAGATCTCGGGCGGCTCGACGAATGGTTCGGCCGCATCCTGCATGGACTGTCCCCGGCCGAGCGCAAGCGCGCCGCCGTGAAGCTGGGCCAGGCCCTGCGCCGCGCGAACCTCAAGCGGATCAGTTCGAACACCAACCCGGACGGCACCCCGTTCGAGCCCCGCAAGGCCCGCTACGATCGCCGAGGCCGGCTGCGCATGAAGGCCGGCGCCAAGATGTTTCGCGGCCTGAGCAAGGCCAAACAGTGGAAGATCGATGCCGACGAGGATGGCGTGGAGCTGGCGCCTGTCTCCCCCGTCACCGCGCGCATGGGCCGCGTGAGCCAGTTCGGCGAGACCATCACAGTCGGGCGCCTGCGCAACGGCAAGCGCATCCGCGCGCGCTACCCCGAACGGCACCTGCTCGGCCTGTCAGACGAGGATGAAGATCTCGCCATGCTGGTCGCCGCCGAAATGATCGAGCCGGATTAGGTAGAGCCAGCCTCTACCCGCCCAGCGCCTCCCCGCGCGCGCGAAGCCGCGCCATGCCGGGGCAATGGCTGACAGCACCACCGCGATTGACCTTTCCCAGCTCCCCGCCCCCACGGTGGTGGAGCAGCTCTCTTACGAGGACATCCGCGCCCAGGCTGTGGCCAAGATGGTCGAGGATCTGCCCACCTTTGACGCCACGGTAACAAGCGACCCCGCAGTCAAGGTGCTCGAGGTCTATGCCTATCGCGAGCTGCTCCTGCGCCAGCAGTTCAACGAGCGGGTCAAGCAAGTCATGCTGGCCTATGCCACCGGCGCAAACTTGGAGCAGCTTGGCGCCTTGCTCAATGTGGCGAAGCTGCCGGGCGAGCAGGACGATGCCTACCGGGCGCGCATCCAGCTGGCACCCGAGGCGTTCAGTGTTGCCGGGCCGGCGAGCGCCTATCGCTTCTATGCGCTGTCGGCGGCCAGCACGATTGCCGACGCCAGCGTCACCAGCCCACGGCCCGACGATATCCGCGCGCTGGTGCTGGGCATGCTGGCCGACCATGGCGCCGATGCGGGACTGGTGGCGGCGATGACCGCTGCGCTCGATGGGGCGACCTGGCCGGGCACGGTGATCGTGGCACTGCTGTCCAGCCTGGGCGACGGTTCAGCCAGCGACGACGAGATCGAGGCGGTGGGACTGGCCGTGGCCGACGACGAAGACGTGCGCCCGGTCACCGATCTGCCGCAGGTGCGCTCGGCCGAGATCATCGATTACGAGATCGACATCGATTTGGTGTTGTTCAGCGGCCCGGACGAAACCGTGGTGCTCACCGCCGCGCAGGACGGGGTGGAAGCCTACAAGGCCACCTCGCGCAAGCTGGGCCGCGCGATCACGCGCGCGGGGCTCTATGCCGCAGCCGTGGTGGCGGGCGTGCAGAACGCTGTGGTGAACAAGCCGGCGGCCGATGTCGCCATCGGCAAGCGGCAATGCGCGAACTGCGTGGGCACCGCCGTGAGGATCGCCGGCCGTGTCGAGTGATAGCCTGCTCCCGCCGAATTCCACCCCGCTGGAAGTCGCTCTCGCGCGCCTAGGCCTCCGCTTCGACGATATCGACCTGCCTATCGAGGTGTTGTGGGATCCGGCCAACTGCCCAATTGCTGTGCTGCCTTGGTTGGCCTGGTCGCTGTCGGTCGACAAGTGGGACGCCGATTGGTCTGAGGCGGAAAAGCGCGCCGTCACCGCGCGCGCGATTGCCGACCAGCGGCGCAAGGGCAGCGTCACGGCGGTGAAGGCCGCGCTAGCCGGCATCGACAGCCTGCTGACGCTCGTGGAATGGCACCAGACCGCGCCGCGCGGCGTGCCGCATACCTTCTCCGTGCACCTGCCTGCGATCGGCGCCGATGGCGTGGCCGGCGGCGCGCGCGTCTCGGCCGCCACCACCGCCCAGATCATTGCCGATGTCGTGCGCGTTTCCCCCGCACGCAGTCACTTTGACGTCGTGATCGACCTGGCCCTGGCCGGCGCCACAGCCGCCACCGGCGCCGCCCATGCCGCGCTCTATCGCCGCGTCGCTGCCGGGCCTGACACCAGCGGCACCGATTGGGCCGCGCTGATCACCGACGAAATCGGCGAACCACTCACCGACGACACCGGCCAATTTCTCGATGGGAGTGCCTGATGACCGCGCTTGTCCTGCAAATCACCGACGCGGGCCGCGCGGCCATGGTCGATCCGGCGGGCGGCACGCGCACCGTGCGCATCGCCTCGGCCGGGCTGACCGCTGCCCCGTTCGTGGCCGCGCCGACGCTCGTGGCGCTGCCCGGCGAGTTCAAGCGGCTCGACACGGTTTCGGGCCTGCCCGTGGCACCGGACACGGTTCACCTCACGTTGCGGGACAGCGGCACCGATGCCTATGCCGTGCGCGGCTTCGGGCTCTACCTCGAGGACGACACCCTGTTTGCCGTCTATGGCCAGGCCGAGGCCATCCTCGAAAAGGCGGCGGCGGCGACATTCTACCTGGCCATCGACTGGGCGCTAGAAGCGACCGACGTGGCGGCGATCACGTTCGGCGACACTACGTTTCTCAACCCGCCCGCGACCGAAGACGTCGCGGGTGTGGCCCAGCTGGCCACCATTGCCGAGGCGCTGGCCGGGGCGGTGGGCGACAAGATTATCACCCCGGCGGTGATGGTCGAAGTTCTGGCCGGCTATGTCAACGCGGCGCAGTTGGGCGCGCCCGGCGGGGTGGCGATGTTGGGCGAGGACGGTAAGCTGGCGGTCGAGCAGCGACCGGCCATCGACCTGATCGACGTTTGGCCCGTGGCCGATCAGGCGGCCATGCTCGCCAAGGCCGACGCTACGGTAGGCGACTTCGCGGTACGCGCCGACAATGGCCTGGTCTATGTGCTGCAGGCCCTGCCGCCCAGCACGCTGGCCAATTGGCTCGAGATTTCGACACCGGCACCCGTATCATCGGTCAACGGCAAGGGCGGCGCCGTGGTGCTCAATGCCGGCGATGTCGGCGCCGTGCCGACCGGGCGCAAAGTGCAGACCAGCGGCGGCCTGCTCGGCGGCGGCGGCACGCTGACGGGCGATCTCACCCTGTCGCTCGCCGCCGCCAGCGCGGCCGAGGCGGCGGCGGGCGCGGCGGGCGACAAGGTGCTCACCCCGGCGAGCCTCGCCACGATCCTGGCCACGCTCGCCGCCAAGGCCAATGGCGCGGCCACGGTCTCGGCCGGCGGCCTGCTGACCGGCGGCGGCGCACTATCGGGCAACCCCACGATCAGCTTGGCAGCGGCCAGCGCGGCCGAGATCCTGGCCGGAACCGAGGCGGGCAAGGCCGTAACCCCGGCGGGCCTTGCAAGCCTGCCCAAAAGCCTCACGCCCAACGGCCTGTGGACGTTCCCCGGCGGGCTGAAGCTCATGTGGGTGCAGGTGCGCCAGGTCATCACCACCGAGCGCGTGATCACCGTCGCCTATCCCGACAGCTTTACCACCTTCGTTGCGCCGCTCGCATTGGTTGGCTGGAACACCGCCTTTTCGATCAGCCGCGACTTGTGGCTCCAGTTTGTGGGCGATCCGGGCCTGTCCAACTGCACGATCCAGACCCAGTCCGACGATGGCCAGGACATGCGCCTCGACGGCTTCAACGCCTTTTTCCTGGGGGTGTGACCATGTCCCACATCTATTACAGCGCCGCGCGGGGCGGCTTCTTCCACGCCGCCAACCATGCCACGCTGCCCGAAGATGCGGTGCGCGTCGCGCGCCTGCGCCACCGGCAACTGCTGGAAGCCCAGGCCCAAGGTCGCCAGATCGTAGCCAACGATGCCGGGCGCCCGGTGCTGGCACCCGTGGTGCAGCCCAGCCTCGAGCAGCTGCGCGCCCAGGCCAGCGCCGCCGTCAATCGCGAAGCCGCGCGCCGCATCAAGGCCGTGGCGACGCTCGAGCGCCAGACCAACGACAACGCCCTGATCGCCCAGGCCGCGCTGGCCGCCGCCACCGGCGCCGCGCAGCCCGCAGGCCTGGCCGAAGCGCTCGCCCGCCGCGCCGCCATCGACGCGATCCGCGCCAAGTCCAACCGCCTCGCCGCCCTGATCGCCCAGATGCCGGCGGCCAATCTCACCAATTTCGATGCCACGGCCGACCGGCTGTGGATGGAGGGCTGACCCATGGCCAAGATTTCCGATCTGCCACTCGTCGACGAGCCCGATGGCACCGAAACAGCCGTCATTCTGAAAGGCGGCGTTGCAAAGCGCGCCGGCTTCGACGCGGTGATTGCCGCTGCATCGGTGCAGATACTGGCAGCGATGCAACTCCTGCAGGATCAGGCGAGCGAGCAGGCCATCCTTGCTGGGCACTATGCCAACGATCAGGGCAATGACGATGTGCCCGGTGGCGCACCGGGTGAGCGCGGCGCACGCTACTGGGCCACGAAAGCCGCGCAGACACTGGCTAGCTTTTTGCTTTCCACTGCCGGCCTGCGCTCGGTGGCCGCTGCCACGCGCAACTACATCGACAGCGGCCCGCGCATTCCGCTGCTGACTGTCAACCGGCGCGAGGTGTTGAGCTTCCATGCCACCTCGGGCGAAGCGTTTTGGATGGGCGGGACGTGGCCCGTTCCCAGCAGCGGGCCGATGCGAAAGGCTGTCAGCGCGGTGCGCGAATATTCCGGTGATCCGCGTGCCACGCCGCTGCTCACCGTGAACCGCCGACGGATACTTTGCTTCAATGCGCTGACTGGCGAACCGCTTTGGATGGGCACTGCTTGGCCCGTTCCCAGCAGCGGCCCATTGCGCAAGGCCTTGCCGATGGTCCGAGATTATTCGGGCAATGGGCCGATTCCCATCATCACGATGAACCGGCGCCGTGTGATTGACATGGACCCGGTAAGCTTCGCCCCGCTCTGGCTCGGCCAGCCATGGCCTGGTGCGACCACCACAGCCAGCGTTCGGGCGTTGCCGCGCGACAATCGGCCAAAGGCGCTATCCAGCACGCATTACCGTGCGTTCTTCGCCTACGGTCAGTCGCTGGGCGTGGGTGATGAAGCGCGCGCCGTGATCAGCGCCACGCAGCCATATGCCAATATCATGCTCAACGGCGGCCTCAAAACCGGCGACACCGTGGCTGGCATGTCCTCGCTTGTGCCGATGGTTGAGCAAATGCAGGCGGCAGGCGGTGCGGCCTCGACCACCAGCGGCGAGACGATCGTGTCGAGCGCATGCAACTACGCGGTGCGGCTCGCGATCGCGGCCGGTCTGGCCATGGCTCCAACCAGCATGGTCATTGCTGGTGGCGCGCCAGGCCTGGGCAGTCAGTCCATTGCGCAGCTCTCCAAGGGCACCGTTCCTTACACGCGGTTCCTCGCCCAAGTCGCCGCCCATAAGGCTCTGGTTGTCGCGTCTGGCCGAACATATTCGGTCGATCTGGTCGCGTGGATTCAGGGCGAGCAGGATTGCGAGCTGGGCACCACGCGCGCGGCGTATCTTGCAGCGCTCCTGCAACTGCAAGCCGATCTGGATGCCGATATCAAGGCAATCACGGGGCAGAGCAACACCGTTCGGTTCTTGCTGTACCAGACCAGCCACAAGATCGTACCCAGCGGCGGTGCGGTGGCTTTGGCGCAAATGGATGCGGTCAAGCAATCGTCCTATTTCCATTTCGTCACGCCGTGCTGGCCGTTCCCACGCTACGACTTCGTCCACCTTGTTGCCGCCGGCTACAACTGGATGGGCAAATACTTCGGTCGGGCCGCTGCCCAGATTGTGGCACAGCAGCGCGAGCCCGACTGCATGCGGCCGCTCTCGGCTTTTGTCGTCAATGGCGGCACCACGCTGACAGTGCAATTTCAGGTGCCAGCGGCGCCGATTGCCATCGACACCACTAATCTCGCCAATGTCGCCAACTATGGCATGAAGGTGGTCGACGATACCGGTACGCTGACACTGACCAACATCGCGGTCGCCGGCACGGCTGTCACGATGACGCTGGACCGCCCGCTTGGCGCGAATGCACGCTGGCGCCTTGGTCTCGATATCCCCGGCACGGACAATGGCCGGGCCACCCATGCCTTGCGCGACAGCACCACCGAAACGGTGACGATCGCGGGCACCACCTATCCCCTTTGGCACATCAGTGCAGCCGACGAGCTGCCGATCATCAATCTGGAGGCTTAAATGGTCAGCAGCCGCTTCATCGATCTCGCATCCGACATCGTGCCACCCGGTCCGATGCTGGCATTTGCCGACAATACGCCGATCGTCGCTCCTGCCGCCGATCCCGTTGCGGTCGAACATTGGCGCTTTGGCGGATCATCGGCAAGCCGGGCCGGGCAGGTCAACGGCCTGGCCCTGCGCCTGGGTCTGGCGCAGATCGCTATCACCACTGGCGCGGGTTATGCCGCATCGCCGGCCGTCGCTCTCACTGGCGCCGGTGCTCTCGGCCTGACCGGCTTTGCTGAAATCAGCGGCGGTGGGGTTTATTCTGTGGGTATCACTGGCCAACCACAAGACGATGCCAGCGCGGTGGTCGCCACCCTCACTGGTGGCGGCTTCGCCACTGCTGCCACCGTGACGATGGGGCGCGGTGCGGAGCCGGCTTACAACGATCATTCCATGGTGATCGCAGCCGGGCGAGTGAACGGCCTGATCTCGCCAATCAACGACGCCGCGGTCTACACCGAGCTTTTCCTGATCAAGCGCCCGGCCCTGGGCACGGCGCAGCGGATCGGCGGCAGCGCAATGTATTCCGGCGGTTCGCGCGGTGCTGCTGTGGGGGGCGACGGCTATGCCTGGGCGAACACCAACGTGCTGCAGGTCAACGGATCCGGTCTGGCCGACGATACTTTTGCGCCGCCAGCCACATGGTTGCCCGGCACCTGGGGCGTGCTGGCGATTTCGCAATCCGCCACCACGCGGCTTGCCATGGCCTTCGGGCCAGATGCCGCATCGACCAAGGTGAGCCGCCAAGGTGCCAAGACGGTCGCCAATCCGATGCGCAAGCGTGCTCTCGCCGGGCTGCATTACGACTTCGGCAATGCCTATGCCGCGCTCGAGATCAGCGAATGGGCCAATTACAATGTCGCGCTGACCGAGGGGCAGATCGCCGCAAAAGCGCTGGATGTACTCGACAACGCCCGGCTCAATGGGCTAATCTAGTCATTGGAAGACGTTCCGGGGGGCCTCTAGCATTTCGATCATGCTAGGGGCCCCTTGTTTATCTTCCGGTCGAATTGGCTGTCGCGCAAAACCACGCCCTCGCCACATTTGGCCAGAATCTTGCGCTCCAGTTCCATGATCGCAGTCGCGCCCATGCGGTCGATCTGCCAACGGCCCACCTCCGCGCCTGTGGCCTCTTCCACCAAATATAGATACCGCATCGCCACGTCCCACTTCGTCTGCATTGCGACAGCCAATAGCAGCTGATCATATCTCCAGGCGCTAATCCTGGCGTTGCCGAGGGTAAACCCCGCCTCTACCCCGCCACCCCGGTCCCTCACGCGCGCGATAGCCTTACGACAGGCCATCGCGCGCGTTAGCGCATCTGCCGCCAGGGACCGACCCGTGAAAAACTATTTCGATGCTCTGCCCGACGGCGTGAAACACGCGATCGATTTCACCTCCATTGCCGCCTTGCTCGGGAGCCTGATCAGCGTGCTGCCTGCCATCGCTTCCGTGTTCACCATCGTCTGGACCGCTATCCGAATTTACGAGACGCCCACGGTCCAAGGCCTGATCCATCGAAAGGAACGGCTGTGAACCTCACCAACACGCCCCCGCCCCCGAACGGCGCGGTCAAGAAGGGGACCCTCGCCAGTGTTGTCGGCCTGGTCACGGCGGCGCTCCTGCTCACGCAGATCCCGAAAGAGGAAAGCGGGCGCACCGTGCAAGTCACCATGGCGCCCGATGGCACAGCCGACGTGCACCATGTTTCCGGCCGGCAATACCTGCAGGCCTATCTCGATCTCGTCGGCGTCGCCACCATCTGCGACGGGCTCACCTCGATCGACGGCCGCCGCGTCACCGCCAAGGACAAGCTCACCGAAAACCAGTGCGCGGTGCTGCTCGAACAGGAGCTGGTCACCCATGCCCAGGGCGTGATGCAATGCACACCCGGCCTCGCGCTCACCGTACCGCACCGCGACTATGTGCGCTTTGCCGCCGTGTCGCTGGCATACAACGTCGGGGTGGCGAACTGGTGTGGATCCACCGCGCGGCAGCTGATCAATGCCGGCGACGTGCGGGAGTCGTGCAACGCCCTGCTCGCATGGAACAAGGGGCGCATCGGCGGGAAGCTTGTCGTCATTCCCGGGCTGGCAGCGCGGCGCGGCCGCGAGCAGGCGATGTGCATCAAGGATGCGGCATGATGAAGCGCATCCTTGCCGAACTGCGCACGCTGCAGCGCTACTGGAGCGTGCGCCTTGCCGCCCTGGCCGCCGTGATCGCCGCCTGGCTCGTCAGCGATCCCACCGTGCTGCCCCGCCTGGTTGACACGCTGCCCGAGGCTTGGCGGCCAGTGGCATCGATCCTTGTCGGCTTCGCGACCTTTTTCTTGCCCACCTTCGCGCGCTGGCTTCCCCAGCCCGGCGCCTTACCGAAGGAGAACAGCGAATGATCGCTCTCGCCATCAAGGCCTGGGCCGCAGTGCGCCGCCACCCGGGTGCATCCCTTGCCACTCTCGCGCTGTTCGCCTGCGCCACCGCACTTGGCTGGCTGCTGATCGACCGCGCCAACCTGCGCGCCGATCTCGTCACCGCGCGCGCCGAACTCGCCAAGGTCAAGGATGCCCAGCCCGCTGCCCGCTCTGCCCAGGTGGCGGCCAACCATCAACCGGCCGCCGTCTCGGCCACCATTGCGGAGATCTCTGATGCGCAAGCCTCTGCCTATTACGAGCGCGGCCGTGCTGCTGGCGCTGCCTATGCTGCTGCTCACCGCGTGCCAACGTCCTGCCCTGCGGATCAGCCCGGACACGCCGATCTGCCCGGAACCGATCGTCCTGCCCCGCTCGATGACCGATCCGGTGCCGCTGCCGGCATGGTTGCCTTACCCCGCGCCGACTATGACAGCCTCACCGGCACTGCCCTCCGCCTCGCCCAAGTGTATCAGGACGCCCAAGCCCTGATCGCGGCCGGTGCCGCCGTCGCCATGCCGGATGCCGCCACGCCGTGACCGACGACGAGGATATCCCGGCCGATCTCTCCACCCTGATCCGCCTGGGCACCATCCTATCGGTCACGCTGAATCCGCCGCGCTGCGTCGTCCGCTATGGTGACCCGGATACGGACGAGGATTGCGAAACCCCGCCCATCCGCTGGGTAGCAGGCCGCGCCGGAAAGACCCGAGCCTGGTCCCCGCCAAGCGAAGATGAAGAGGTTGTGCTCCTGTGCCCCGATGGCCAGATCGGCAACGCCGTCGCCTTGCTCGGTCTCCCCAACGACAACTTCCCCGCGCCCGGCACAACCCTCGCGGAGGTGACTGAATACGAGGATGGCGCCCGCATCGGCTATGATCCGCAGGGGCATGCTCTCACAGCTATCCTGCCTGCGGGCGGGACGGCCACGATCGAAGCGCCAGGCGGCCTTGTCATTCGCGGCAACGTGACGATCGACGGCAAGCTCTCAACCAGCGAGGATGCGGATATCGGCGGCACGCTGACCGCCAGCGACGATGTGATCGGCGGCGGCAAGAGCCTCAAGACCCATAACCACCCCGGCAATGGTCAACCTCCGAGCTAATCGGAAACGGTAAAGCCCGCCCTTACCCGCCCCCCGTCTCGCCTGCGCGCGTGGCGGGGGGCATTGCGTGGGGCATGAACGGCATGGACGCCACCACGGGAAAGCCCCTTTCGGGCGTTGCGCACCTGGCGCAGCGTATCGGGCAGATCCTGTCCACGCCGGTCGGCACGCGCCTCATCTACCGCGATTTCGGCTCGCTCTGGCAAGAGCTGATCGACCAGCCCACCAACGCCGCCACCGCGCACCTGCTACGCGCCGCCACCGCCCTGGCCATCCAGACGTGGGAGACGGAATTGACCGTCACCAAGGTCACGCTGTCCGGCGCCCCGGCGCAGGGCAACCTCGCCGCCAACATCACCGGCAAAACCGCCCAGGCCCTCGGCAACAGCCTGGTCACCCTCACCATCCCGCTCCCCGCGCCCACCCGCTGAAGGATCCTTGGCCATGGCCCACGGCATCACCCTTAAAGAATCCACGTCCGGCACCCGCACGATCAGCACGAAGTCGAGCGCCATCATTGGCCTGATCGGCACCTCCACCGCCGTCGCGCCCGAAAGTCAGGCCGCGATCGATGCGGCTTTCCCGCTCAACACCCCTGTGCTGTTCACCTCGGCCGCCATTGCCGCTGGCAAGGCGGGCAGCGCCGGCACGCTCAAGGCCGCGCTCGAGGCGATCGACGACATCGTCACCCCTAGGATCGTGATCGTGCGCGTGGCGGTGGGCCTGGACGAAGACGCGCAGAATACCGCCGTGATCGGTGCGACGGACGGCGCCAGCTACACCGGCATGCAGGCCTTGCTCACCGCCGAGGCCATCACCGGCTATCGCCCGCGCATCATCGGCGCCCCCGGCCTCGATACCCAGGCGGTGACCACCAAGCTCGCCATCCTGGCCAAGAAGCTGCGCGGCATGGCCTATGCCCGCGCGATCGGCGACACCAATGCGGAGGCGCGCACCTATCGCGAGGAATTCGGCGCGCGCGAGCTGATGCTCATCTGGCCGGATAGCTCGGCCACCGTCACCGGCGACGCCATTGCCCGCGCGCTCGGCATGCGCGCCTATCTCGATGAAACGGTGGGCTGGCACAAGACTATCAGCAACGTCACCGTGCCCGGCATCTCCGCGATGACGCATGACGTGCATTACGATCTGCTCGACAACGACACTGATGCCGGCCTGCTCAACGATGCCGACATCACCACGATCATCCGCACCTCGGCCGGCTATCGCTTCTGGGGCAACCGCACCTGTGCTGGTGACGATCAGAGCCAGTATGTGTTCGAAAGCGCGGTGCGCACGCTCTACGCGCTGCAGGATGTGATCGCCGAAACCTTCAGCCCGTTCTTCGACCAGCCCATGACCGTGGGCCTGATCAAGGACCAGCTCGAGACCGTCAACGCCCGGTTCCGCAAGCTGGTGCGCGACGGCAAGGTGATCGGCGCCCATGCATTCTTCGATGCCGATGCCAACACGTCGGGCGAGCTGGCCGCCGGCCGGCCCAATTTCCGCATCCAGTTCACCCCCTGCGCCCCCATGGAAAACCCGCAGGTCAACTTGGTGATCACGGACATCTATTACACCGGCTTCGCGGCAAGCGTGACCGGCTGAACTCTTCCCCCGCGTCACGTTGAAAGGATCCGGCCATGGGCCTCCCCCGCAAACTCAAGAACATCAACGCCTATGGCGCCAACACCAGTTATCTGGGCACGATCGGTGAGTACGAAGAGCCCAAGATCGCCGCGATCAACGACGACTGGCGTGCTGGCGGCATGCCTGGGCCGGTCAAGGTCGACAAGGGCGTTGAGGCGATGGAAGCCACCATGACTATGGGCGGCCACACGGCCGAACTGGTCCGCACGTTTGGAACCACCGATGTCGCTGGTGTGCCCTTGCGTCTGGTAGGCGCCTACCAGGCTGACGACGGCAGTGCCGCCCAAGCGGTCGAAATCTATCTGGGCGGCAGGTTCACCGAAATCGACTTTGGCAAAGCGAAGCCCGGCGACGATACCGAGCACAAGTACAAGATGGCGGTCGCGTATTACCGTCGCGTCGTCGATGGCGTCGAGGAAGTGGAGATCGATATGCTGGCAGGCATTTATAAGTTCGGCGGCATCGATCGCTATGCCGAAATCATGGCCATCCTCACCAGCTGATATCAAATGACACTCCATGGCTGGGCCTAACCGCCTAGCCGCCGGTGCGCGCCGCCCATCCACGGTTGGCGCTGGGCCTGGGACGGGCGCTTGCGCATCCGTCCCAGGCCCAATTTGCTTGGTAATGGCCGCCCTTACCCGCCACCCTGCTGGCGCGCGCGCAGGCCTCGCCCCAAACCACACCCATCGCAGATCCATCGCCGGTCCTGTTGCGGGGCGCCGGTCGATGGTGGCCGGGGGCGCTTATCCGTTTCCCGCCCCCGGCCTTCCCGCCCCGCCCAGCACAGGAAGCCCCGCACATGGCTGACGCCCCGATCGAATCCACCGAAGCCAGCCCCAACACCGTCACGGTCGAACTCTCCGAACCGATCAAGCGCGGCGAGCAGACCATCGCGTCCATTATGTTGACCAAACCGCGCGGCGGCGCATTGCGCGGGCTTTCTCTGCAAAGCCTGCTGCAAAACGATGTGGTGGCGGTGCTGACGTTGCTCCCGCGCATTTCCAACCCGCCACTCACCGCTCCCGAAGTCGATAATCTGGCAGCAGATGACTTGGCCGAACTCGCGGGAGTGGTGCGCGGTTTTTTCATGTCGGCGACGGAGCGGAAACTGATGACGATGATGCTCGGGGAATTCGCGCCGAAGACATGATCGCCGATATCGCCGCGATCTTCCACTGGCCCCTGGCCGAGATCGAGGCGCTCGAACTAGCCGATCTCATGCTCTGGCGCGGCAAGGCCATCGATCGCTGGAACAGTATGTGGGGCAGTAAGGACAAGCCGTCATGAGCAACAAGCTCTCCCTGCTCATCAACTTCATCGGCGTCGACAAGATGTCTGGCGCGCTGCGCAACATCGTCGGCTTGAGCCGCCAGGGCAGCACCTCGATCAAGGCGCTGACTGGCGAGCAGCGCCGTCTCGAGCAGCAGCTCAAGGCCACGCGCCGCCAGATCGAGCAGGGCAACGGAAACCTGACCGAGGCGATCAACCGCGAGCGCGAACTCGAACGCGCGATCGAGGGCGTGAACAACCAGCTGCAGCGCCAGCGGCGGGTGGCCGCCATCAATGCCGAAGTCGCCGGCATGACCCGCCGCAGCCAGGAACTGCGCAGCCGGGGCCAGGACAACATGCTGGGCGGCGTGGCCATGGCTGCGCCGTTCGTCCTCGCCGGCAAGGCCGCCATGGATTTCAGCAGCGGCATGGTCGACATCCAGCAAAAGGCCCAGCTCACCAACGCCGAGACCGATCGCATGGCCGCCAGCATCATGCAGCTGGCCCGCGCCGCCCACCAGCTGCCCGAAGACATGCGCGCCGGCATCGATGTCCTGGCAGCAAAGGGCATGGACCCGCGCCAGGCCATCCAGATGATCGGGCCGATCGGCCGCCTCGGCACCGCGTTCAAGGTGGAGCTGGCCGACGGCAGCGCCGCCGCGTTCGCCAACCTCAACAACCTGAAGGTTCCGCTGGCCGACACGGCCAAGGCGCTGGACATGATGGCCGCCGGCGCCAACGTCGGCAGCTTCGAAGTGGCCGACATGGCGCGCAACTTCCCCGCGCTCACCGCCCGACTTCAGGCCCTGGGCGATGTCGGCACGCCCGCTGTCGCCGATCTCACCGCCGCGCTCGAGGTCGCCATGAACACCGCCGGCAGCGCGGACGAGGCGGCCAACAACATCGCCAACCTGCTGTCCAAGATCAATTCGCCCACCGTGATCGCGGCATTTCAGCAGAAGTTCGGCGTCGATCTGCCGGCAGCGATGAAGAAGTTTCAGGCCCAGGGCATGACGACGATGGAGGCATTTGCCGCCGTCACGCAAAAGGCCACCGGCGGCGACACCAAGAAGCTGGGCTGGGTTGTTCAGGATATGCAGGCGCAAATGGGTCTGCTCGCGCTGATCCAGAACATGGACAAGTATCGCCAGATGCGCAGCGCCATCCAGAAGCAGAGCGCCGGCACCGTCGACAATGCGTTCAGCCAGCGCGAAGCGCGCGATGCCAGCGTGCAATGGAAGGATTTCACCGGCCAACTCCAGCGCATGGCGATCGTGCTCGGCACCCGGCTGCTGCCCCAGTTCATGCCCTTCCTTGCCGCCATCACCAACGCGATGGACGCGGTGGGCAGGTGGGCGCAGGCCAATCCGCAGCTTGCCAGCTCGCTCGCCTCGTTGCTGGCCGGCGCCGTGGCCGCGCGCATCGGCATCGGCGCGCTGCAATTCGCGTTCGGCAGCGTGCTCGGCCCTGTCGCCCAGCTATGGGGCTGGTTCGCCCGCGCCCAGGCCTTGGGCACCATGGCAACGATGCTGCCGCGCTTGGCCGCCGGTTTCACCCTGCTCACCGGCCCGATCGGGCTGACCGTCCTGGCCATCGCCGGGGTGGCCTATGCCGTCTATCGCTATTGGGGGCCGATCTCCGGGTTCTTCCAGCGCAACTGGACCACGATCCGCAATCTGTTCCTCGGCGCCATGGTCATCTTCACGCCCTGGCTCGCGGCGATCGTCTATGCCGCCTCACTGGTCTATCGCCATTGGGACGGCATCAAGGCCGCCACCATGACTATGGTGCGCACCGTCGCCGGCATCGTCGCGCCCTTCATCGAGCCCTGGATCACGATCGGCACCTTCCTGGCAGGAATTGCCGGCAAATTTGTCGGCTATGGCGTCGATATCGTGGGTGGCCTGATCCGCGGCATCGTCTCGATGACGGGCAGTGTGATCAAGGCGTTCCTCGATCTTGCCGGGGCAGTGGGCGCACGATTCGCGGCAGCGCTGGGAATCAAGTCTCCCTCGCGCGTATTCATGGCCATGGGTGGGCATATCACCGACGGCTTGCGCCTGGGCATCGATGGCGGGCGCGGTGGCGCAGCCCAGGCAGCGCGGCGCATGGCAATCGGTGTGGCATCGGCGGGCGCACTGTCGCTGTCGCCCTCGATCGCCACGGCGACGCCGCGTCTGGCCCCCGCCGCTGCGATCCGTCCGGCCGCGCGCGCCGCCAACCCGGTGCCCGCTGCCGCCGCAACGATCATCATCAATGTCTACGCCGCCCCCGGCATGGACGTAAAGGATCTGGCACGCCAGGTGCGTCGCGAGCTTGATGCCGCCCAGGGCGTTTCCACTCGCTCGCGCTATGACACGGACGGCCGCTGATGGCGTCGGGCCCCACCCCCGGCCAGCTCCTCACGCTCGGCATGTTCGTGTTCGGCATGGACACGCTGGCCTATTCGGAGCTGCAGCGCCGCATCACCTGGCGCCACGAGGCAAGCGAGCGCTTCGGCGCTCGCCCGGCCGTGCAGTTCATCGGCCCCGGTGACGACGATGTGACCATTGGCGGCTCCTGCATCCCGGAGATCGCGGGGAAGTACAGCGCGCTCGATACGCTGGTCAGCATGGGCGACACCGGCAACGCTTGGGCGCTCATGAACGGCCTGGGCGAGGTCTGGGGCTATTACGTGATCGTCGGCCTCGATCTCACCCACCAGACCATCATGGCCGGCGGCATTCCGCGCAGCATCGATTTCACCGTCACGCTCAAGCGCAAGGCCTGATCATGGCAGCCAACAAGGCCGGCATCCGCCTCACCCTCGATGATGGCACCGATCTGGCCGACAAGATCGACCCGCGTTACCTCGAGCTGACCCTCACCGAAAAGCGCGGCGGAGAGGCAGACGAGCTGTCGCTCACCCTGCACAACCACGATGGCCAGCTGCAGGCGCCCAGCACCGGCCGCTATATCCACCTGGCGCTGGGCTGGGAAAGCGGCGACGACGTGACCATCGGCCTGGTCGACAAGGGCGCGTTCCGGGTGGACGAAGTGGAAGAGACCGGCCCGCCCGACAAGATCATGATCCGTGCCCGCTCGGCCGATTTCACCGGCACGGCGCGGCAACGCCGGGTGAAGGTGTGGAAAGACACTACCGTTGGCGCCATCCTCTCCGCTATCGCCGCGCGCAATGGGCTGTCCGCAAAGGTGCACCCCGATCTGGCCAGCCTGGCCGTGGCACTGCTCGAGCAGCACAACAAGAGCGACCACGCCTTGGTCAAGGATCTCGGCCAGCGCTATGACGCGCTGGCGACCTGGAAGAACAAGCAGCTCATTTTCATGCCTGTGGGCAGCGCCACCACCGCCACCGGCAAGACAATTCCCACGATCGCGCTCACCCGCCAGGATGGCTGGCAATGGTCCTGCCGCCAGACAGATCGTGGGCAGTATGATGGGGCGGAGGCGCAATGGCACGATGCGAAGACCGGCCGCCGCCGCACGCACAAAACCGCAGGCGCCAACCGCAAACGCCTGAAGCGCGTCTATGCCAGTGAGGCAGAGGCCCAGCAGGCCACCTCAGCCGAGGCCAAGAAGCGAGCGCGCGGCAAGCGCGTTTTCACCTATGAGCTGGCCACAGCCGACATGCGGATCCAGCCCAACGCCAAGGCCACCCTCTCAGGCTGGACCAGCGCGATCGGCGGCGCCTCTTGGCTGGTGGAAAGCGTCGAGACCGCTATGGGCGCCAGCGGCCTGAAACAGCGGATCGAATTGCAGAGCGCGTGAAGCCACATCCTAAAATTTTCAGTCCAACTCGCCGGTCAACATCACATTTTCCCATTGGCTCGGCGACACGATCCGTGTGCCGAACTGCTTTGCCGCCATTGTTTTTGCGCTCGTGCTATTCGGTGAAGCGGTCACCAGGACATCGGTGAAACGACTAGGACTGTTTACCACATCCCAACCGTGCGCCTTGGCTTCGGCAATCATGTGCGCTCGAGATTTTGGTAATGTGCCCGTAAAACACACAAGCGGCTTTTCACTTTTGCGCTGGACTGGCGGCCGCTCTGCGGGCTCGAGGCCACGCCAAACCCGCTCGCGCTTCCATGCTGCACGCCAAGTGTCTGGCACCGTGATCCTACCGGTTGCCATAAGCCGCGCCTCGGGAACAAGATCGCGATCATCAGCGTGGACCATATGGGTTTCGCCACAAAGCAGCACCGCATCTATATGGCTGCAAATCCTGCCATCGAACCCATCGCAGTCGCACGCGATTTTCCCCCTACCGGGCGATATCGTAAGTGTGCGCCAGGCGAACGAGGTTTTGGCCGCGACACGGATCTGAATTCGCTGATTAGGCTTGTGCGCTGGCGCCGTATCCGCCGCTCTTGACCGAGGCTGTTCCCCCTGTGCCATCCTGGCCCGTCGCGCCTCGCGGGTCCGGGCGTCAACCTCTTCTGGTGTTCGATCTGGAAGGACCCATTCGCCGCTGCTGGGGTATTCAGTTTCCCGTTTAGATCGCACCCGCCGCCATACCCAAAATGCAACCGCAAAGCAGATGACCGCACCGACTAATATTTCCATGTGCCTGCCCTATTCGTCATCCCAAACCGGATCTGGAAAAAAGCCCGTGTCGTGGTCGAAAGCTGACCGCGCCTCACGCACCGCGTTGCCCTCGGGCTCCTCGAGCGCGACGGTTGGCGCCTCGCCGTTGAACGCCACCCTGATCCATGCCCCGAACGGCGTTTGCTTCTGAAAGACCGCTTGGATCTCGATGCCGGCAGCGATCAGGCTGCCGACCCGGCCGCATCGCTCGGCAGTGAGATAGCCGATCTGCACCCCGCGCACCGAGAACACTGCAACCGCGCGGCTATCATGCCGGTTGCGCGGTTCCGGGCGGAGCTCCACGGCTTCCCCGGGCTTGCACAACAGGATCTCGAAACGGCGGTCTGACCCATCGCGATTGACATGGTCCGCGCCCACCACCGCGAGCGACATTGCCGGAAGCTTGGTCTCGGCAGCCCAGGTCATAGTTTCCGAACGACGGCCACCACGCGGCCGACAACGTGAAGCTCGCCGTCGGTGGCGCGCGCGTCGCGCACCAGTTGGTTGTCCGAGCTGATCAACATCGATCCGTCGGGCAGCTGCCGCAGGCGCTTGATCATCGCCATGCCGCCATAGACGATCGCCCAGACCTTGTCGGCGAACTCGGGCACCCGGTCCGATTTGTCGACCACGACGATGTCATGATCGGAGATGGTCGGCGCCATCGAATCGCCGATGCCCTTGGTGGTGAACAGCTGGTTGGGCGCCGAATGCGTGAACTGGCGCAGCCACCGGCGGGAAAAGCCTACCTTCTCGACATCGATGTGATCGGTATCCGTGAAGGTACCGCCCATCCCATAGGCAAAATCGATCATATCGATTTCAACGTGGTCTGGGTCTGCAGCTGGCGCGGGAGGATCTTGGATTGCTGGAACGAACCTGGCTTCTCCGCTGGCCTGCGGATCGTCCGTTTCACCCGTAAGATACTCCGGGGTGGTGCCGAGGACCTTCGCCAACTGCATGAGATGTCGTGGGTTTCGCGTAACCCCAGCTTCCAAGCGATTAGCGGATGACTGACCGATCCCCACGCGACGTGCCAGTTCAGATTGGCTCATGCCGGCCGCAACACGCCGTTCGGTAACCCGCTCTGGTCTCAAGTTTGCCACGCTCAAAGACCTACCCAAAAATGAATAGGGTTGCCCCATGCTTTTCCGGGTTGCTCTGTTACCCATATATGGGTATCTACCCGTTTATGGATACAACCATGACACGCTATGAAGCATTGCTCGCCTGTCGCGATCGGGCTGGCTCCGTCAGCCAGCTCGGGCGCGATCTCGGCATCCCGCAATCCACGATGTCCAGGATCATCCATCAATCCAAGCAGCTGCCGGCCGAATACGTTCTGCTGGCAGAGGACCTGTATGGTGTTTCTCGTCATGCACTGCGCCCCGACATTTACCCGTTGGGCCTTCAACCCTCCTCACCCCGCTGGACCGGCGTCGATCAGTGCGCCGATATCTTCCCGAACCGCCTAGTAGGGCGAGGGAACCGCGTCTCTTTCAATCACTTCGCCGGAACGAAGGGAGCGCGCGCATGACTAAGCGGCGCGAACCCCTCACCTACGAAGCCACCCTCACCGAGGTCGCCGCCGTGATCGGTTGGGACACCTGCGGTGCGATCTGCGGCGTTTCCGGCCGGGCCGTGCGCCTCTGGTCGGACCACGATTGCGAAACCGAGATCCGCATGATCGATGCCGAGCGCCTCGACCGCGCTTTCTTGGAGCGCGGCGGCAACCATCCCCCATTCCACCGCCTCTTGGCCTTGCGCCTGGATATCGCCGCGCACGAGGCAGACGGCCATGACCTGGCCGAAATCGCCATGGGCGCGGCCAAGGAAACCGGCGAGGCGGTGGCCGCGCTGATCAAGGCCAGCGGCCAGCCCGATAGCGCCACCGCGCGGCGCGATGCCAAGCGCGAAGTGCAGGAAGCGATCGAGACCCTGACGGAGGGCCTCGCCACGATCGAACGAGCCGAAAAGACGGGAGGGACTGACCAATGAGCGGCGAAGGCCATCTTCACTCGCGGCCGCTGATCCACGCGCCGCTCGAATTCCGCATGTCGTCGCGCGGCACCCAGGCCAACCGCGCGCTGATCCTGTGCCCCAAGTGCGATGCCCCGGCCTATATCCGCCGGTCGCAGCGCATCACGGAAACGGTCAAGCACCTCACCTGCCACTGCACCAACACTGGCTGCGGGCACACCTGGCTGGCCGAGCTGGCCTTCGTGCACAGCTTCAACCCCGGCCTGATCGATCGCGCCGATCTCAATCTCAAGGTCTGCCCACGCGATCAGGTGCCCCACGTCTTCCCCACCGAAAAGGAAGATGATGAGCGGCAGATGAGCATGTTCTCCGGCTGATCCGGCCGGGCAACCGCCCACCAACCACCCAAACCACAGCGAATTTTTCAACGGCGATTCCGCCGGAGGGGGACCTATGCCCAGCGCGCACCGCGCCACCAGCCAACCCGCCCTGCCCACATCGGGCAGGATTTCGTTTGACCACGCGCTGCAGATCACCGCCCCGGACCTGATTGCGGCCGAGCGGGCCTTTCTCGCTTCCGTCGCCGGCTTTGCCGAACTGCGCTTCTGGTCTCCGGGCGCCTATGCCGGCATCGAGGGCGCGCCCTTCGGCCAAGGCGAAGGCCTGGTGACATACACCGACGCCGCCTGGAAGCGCACCCTGCAGAAGATGACGCGCGAAGCGGTGAAGCACAGCAGCACCCGCTTTGCCCTCACCGACGCCGGCCGCGATCTGGTCATGCGTACCGTCCTGCTGATCGAGGGCCGCGCCGCGTGAACCTCGAAGCCGAAATCTTGAAGGGCCTGCAGGCCCAATACCAGTTCCGCAAGACCAAGGGCGCCTGGTTGCAGGAGGGCACCTGCCCCGCCTGCGGTAAGCGCGAAGCGTTCGCTGCTGCCAAGGATCCCAAGATCGTCCGGTGCGGCCGGCAGGACCGTTGCGGGTGGGAAATCTCCGTGCGCGATGCCCTGCCCGATCTGTTCGAGGACTGGTCCAAGCGCTTCCCCGAAACCGAGGAAAACCCCACCGCCACCGCCGATGCCTATCTGCAGCACGAGCGGTGCCTCGATCTGCGCCTCCTGCGCGGCAGCTATACCCAGGAACTCTACCGCGATCACAAGACGGGCCACACCTCGGCCACCGTGCGCTTCGCCGTGGGCGATACCTATTGGGAACGGCTGATCGACCGGCCCGGCCGGTTCGAGAAGAAAGCCCATTTCCGCAAGGGCGGCACTTACAAGGGCCATTGCTGGATTCCGCCGCGCCTCTCGATGGAAGAGATCGCCAAGGCGGAAGAGATCCTGATCACCGAGGGTATCTTTGATGCCGTTGCCCTGTGCCAGGTGCGCAAGGTGGCGGTCTCGGCCATGTCCACCAACAACTGGCCCGAACACTTCCTGGCCGATCTGCGCGTGGAACTGGAGCGCATCAAGCGCACCACGCGCCCCCGCCTCGTGTTCGCGTTCGATGTCGGCCGCGCCGGCGTTAAATACACCATCAAGTATGTGAAGCGCGCCACGGCCGAGGGCTGGGACGCCAGCGCCATGCAGGTGCGCCCCGATGGCGAGGGCACCAAGAAGGACTGGAACGACCTTCTCAAGGAACACCTCGACTGGGCGGGAGACGAGGAAAAGGCCCCGCTCTCCGACTGGGCGTTCAACCAGTATCGCTACAACGGCGCGATCACGATCGCCGAGACCGCCCGCGACAAGGCCCGCCTGATCGCAGACCACAAGCAGGCGGTTTCCTCGTTCGAATTCCGCCACAAGAACCGCCTGTGGTCCTGCAAGGTCAGCTTCGACGACGAGACCCAGAAGCGCCGCATCGTGGTCGAGGAAATCGCCAACTGCGCCTTCCGCCTGCTCTACCGCGAGCGCGACGAGATCGCGGACGAGACCAGCTACTTCCTGCACATCGACTTCCCGTTCGAGGACCGGCCGGTCAAGGCGCGGTTCTCCTCGGCCGCCTGCGCCAACAGCGGCGAGTTCAAGAAGCGCATGATGGCCTTTGCCGGCATGTGGAGCGGCACCGGCGAGCAACTCGACCGAATGATGCGGGCGCAGACCCGCAATCTGAAGGTGGTCGAGCCGATCTACTTCACCGGCTATTCCGCCGCGCATCGCGCCTGGCTGCTGGGCGATCTCGCCGTGCGCGAAGGCCGCGTGGTGGAGATCAACCGCGAGGCCTATTTCGATTTCGGCAAGGCAGCGGTGAAGCCGCGCAGCAACGAGCGCCTGCTCGACATCGAGTATGACCCGGAGCGCCTCGATCTCGCCTGGGTGCCCGATCTGTGGACCGCCTGGGGGCCAAAGGCCATGGTCGGCCTGGCGTTCTTCGTCATGTCGCTTTTCGCGGTGCAGATCCGCCAGCGCGAAAAGTCCATCGGCTTCCTCGAGATCACCGGCCAGCCCGGCTCGGGCAAATCCACCCTGATCGAGTTCCTCTGGAAGCTGCTCGGCCGCAGCGGATACGAAGGGTTTGACCCCAACAAGGCCACCCCCGCCTTCATCGCGCGCAGCCTGATCAAGGTGGCCAACCTGCCGGTCGGCCTGATCGAAAGCGGCCGCAACGATGACAAGCGCACCGGCGGCAGGCAGTTCGATCACAACGAGCTGCTCGTGCTGTTCAACGGCCGCTCGCCGCGCGGCACCGGGCAAAAGAGCAACGGCGTCGAAACCAGCGAACCGCCATTCCTGGGCACGATCTACCTCGTGCAGAACGAGCGGATCGACGCGATCCCCGCCGTGCTGGAACGCCTCATTTCCATGTCGATCGACAAGGGCGGCCGCAACGAAGCCACCCGCGCCGCCGCCATCCGCCTGGAACAATGGCCGATGGAGCAGATTTCCGGCACCATCGTCCATGTCGTGCGGCACGAGGCGCGGTGGCTGGAGCGCTATTTCGAGCGGTCGGAATTCCACGAACGCGACATGCGCAACCGGGTGGAGGGCCTCCACAACGACCGCGTCATCAAGAACCATCGCCAGCTTGCCGCAGCGGTGGAAACCCTGCCCGCGCTGTTCCCCGCCATCCGCCCCGAATGGGTGGCCGAAACGCTCAAGCTGATCGAGGCGCTCGCGCTCGATCGCCAGTTGAGTGCCGGCGGCGATCATCCCGCCGTCGCCGATTTCTGGGAAAAGGTCGAATACCTGCTCGCGCGCGAAAAGCCCGAGGACCACGGCGAGGGCAAGTCGCTCAACCAGGCGCGGGACAAGGATCGGCTCTTCGCGATCCAGCTCCCCGAGTTCGAATCGCGCTGCCGCAACGCCGGCCTCTCTGCCCCCAACGTCGACCTGCTCAAGAAGGTGCTGCGTGGCAGCAAGAGCCGCAAGTTCGTGGACCGCAAGAAGGTCAACAACCCGGTCGGCCACATCGTCGGATGCTGGGTGTTCGAGCAGCCCGCCAAGGCGGAGCGCATCATATGACCGGCGCCGATCAGGAATTCCGCGTCTGGCACGGCATCCAGAGCCCCGAGCCGCCCGCCGCTGCGTTCGACTATGCGGAGATCCGGCAGATGGCCCAGCGCATGCTGGAAACCCGCCGCACCCGCTTTCCCCAACTCGTCGCCAAGGGCCGCATGGCCCCCGCCGATGCCGAGGCGCAGATCGCAGTGTTCGAGGCGCTGGCCGCCGAATGGCACTGGATGGCAACCGGCGAAGGTGCCCCGGCCGAGGCGGAACAGATCCCGGCCCTGCGTGAGGCGCTCGACCAGAGCATCGCCACCATTGCCGAGATCGCCCGCGAAGATCGCGGCTTCTCGGCCGAGCTGGCCGCCCAGGCCGAATGGGTCATCGCCATGGCCTGGCACCTCGAGCCCGGCCGCCGCACCCGCGCCTGCCGCGCCCGCACCTTTGCGCTGTGGCGCAAACTGGCCGCCGAACAGGAGGCCCGCCGTGCTGCGTGACCTTCACCCCATGGCCTGCCCCTGCCGCGCCTGTCGCCCGGCTGCATCGCCCAGGCCCGCCCGCTTCCCCATCCCCGCCGGCCCGCGCCGGTGGCTCACCGCTGCCAGGGCGCACTGCCTGGCGATCCTCACCCGCTGACCGGAGATTGCCCATGTCGATTGCCCACCGCCTCGCCCCCGCCCTCTTCGAATGCCGCTGCGGCAACCACCACACCGCCGCCGATGGCCAGATCCCCGTGGGCTGGACCACGCGCACCGGCCAGGTCTGGTGCGAAGACTGCACCCGCGCCGGCATCCCGGTGCGCGAGGCCACCCAGCCCCGCCCGCGCCGCAAGCCCCTCTCGCCCAGGTACGCGGCGCAATGATCGCCCTCGGCCCCCGCGACATAGCCCGCGCCGTCGCCCTCACCCTGGCACTGAGCGCCGCCCTCCACATCCTCGATCGCGTCATCGCCGGCTTCGCCCGCTGCCCGCTCGAGCACTGCCTTCCCTGGTGAACCCAGCCTCTACCCGCAACGAAAGGAAGCCCCGCAAAATGAAAACCGTCATCGTTTATGGCCCCATGGCCTGCGGAAAAACCCGCAACGCCGCCCGCATCGCCGCCTATTTCGGCATTGATACCATCGTCGATGATTGGGATGAGCGGCACCATGAGATCACGGTCGGCGCGATCCATCTCACCAATCAGCCAGTGCGGAAGACCTCCTTCCGATCAGTCAATTTCGCGGATCTACAGCTTCCGTCGGTCAGCTTGTTCGGCGTGAAGAAGGTTGACCCGCGCTACATCAACAAATTTCAGACGGTCGATCGTCCCAAGAAGGCCGCCGCCCTCCCGATCCCCACCACCCTGGAAGGCCTCAAGCGCCAGGCGGTCCAGCTCCGCAAGCAAAGCGGCTGCAAGCACATGGCGGCGTTGGAAATGGTGGCGCGCAGCATGGGTTTCCCCACCTATGCCGCCGCCAAGCGCCATTTCGACCAGATCGGCGGTGCGGCATGAAAGCGCTCACCATCTGGCAACCGTGGGCCAGCCTGATCATTGCCGGCGCCAAGCCCTACGAATTTCGGGGCTGGCGCCCGCCGGCATCCCTGATCGGCCAGCGCATCGTCATCCATGCCGGCGCCGCCATGCGCCCGCGCGACGAAATCCAGCTGCTGGCAGACCTCTGCCGCTTCCGCGCGGATCCACTGGCGGCAGCGTCCTGGGCTGAAACCTGCCTGATCGCCGAAAAGGCCGAGCCCATTTTCACCAAGGCGCTGGCCCGCGAATTGCCCATGTCCGCCGGCATCGGCACGGCGATCGTCGGCGAACCGCGCCTCGGCACCGAAATCGCCGAAGAATTCGGCATCCCCCGCGCGAACGACAGCGACCGCGACCAACACGCCAACTGGGGCTGGCCCATGCTCGAGATCGAAGCCTGGCCCGAGCCCATCCCCATGCGCGGCTTTCAGGGCCTGTGGAACTGGCAGACCCCGGCCGCCATGCTGCCTGAGCTGATCGGGGGTGGGAAATGAGCCACATCACCATCGATCCCCTCGGCAACGGTGACATTCAATTGGCGATCACGAGCGACAGGCAAGATGCCACGTCGAAGTGCAATCGCATCATCACCGGCATGACCAAGCGCACCGCCAGGGCATTGGCCAACAGGATTCTGCACGAGATCGAGTTTGCCGAGGGCAAGCGCGCCCGGCGGCCCGGCACACCCCACCTCATGTTCAAGGAATTGCTGCCCTGCATGGACTGCGGCCGGCGCGACGCCACGCCGTGCCCAGGCCGCAGTGGCCGCGCCTGCCCCCTCCAATCGAAAGGAGACGCGGCATGAAGCTACGCCGCATCCTCACCGGCGCCGCGATCGGCGCCGCCACCGCAATCGCCTTCCGTTCTTTCGTGATCTGGGAACTGCCCTGGGAACAGGACTGGCACACCAACGGCGAAATCGTCCACCTTTTGATCGCTTGGGCCGCCTGCGCCGGCGCCATGTTCGGCGCGATCACCACCCGCTCCAGCGGAGGCCGCGCATGAGGGAACTCTTCATTGACGGCTTTGCCGGCGGCGGCGGCGCATCCACCGGCATCGCCCAGGCCATCGGCCGCCACGTCGACATCGCCGTGAACCATAGCCCCACCGCGATCGCGATCCACAAGGCCAACCACCCTGGCACCGAGCATTTCTGCCAGGACATCCGCTCGCTGTGGCCCTCTGCGGCCACGCGGTTGCGGCCGGTCGGCGGCGCCTGGTTCTCGCCCGACTGCAAGGAATACAGCAAGGCCAAGGGCGGCCCGGTCAAGGATCGCCATATCCGCGCGCTGTCGGACGAGGTGGAGGTGTGGCTCAAGGAAACCCAGCCCCGCGTTGCCTATCTCGAAAACGTCGAGGAATACGAGACGGCCGGCCCGCTCGACGAACACGGCCACGAGATCAAGGAAATGCGCGGACTGCCCTTCAAGCGCCGCGTCGCGCGCTGGCGCCGGCTTGGCTATCGGGTGCAATGGCGCAAACTGCGCGCCTGCGACTATGGCGCGCCCACAGTGCGACGCCGGCTCTATGTGCTCATGCGCCGCGATGGTTTGCCGATCGTGTGGCCGAAGCCGACGCACGGCCACCCCGATAGCCCACCGGTGAAGCGCGGAAAATTGCTGCCATGGCGCACCGCCGCCGAATGCATCGACTGGTCGATCACTTGCCCGTCGATCTTCGACCGCAAGCGCGAACTGGCTGATGCCACGAAGCGCCGCATCGCCTATGGCGTGATGCGCTATGTGGTGAATGCAGCCCGGCCCTTCATTGTGCCGGTTACTCATGGCGGTAGCGTCCGAGTGCACAGCGTCGATGAGCCGATGCGCACGGTGACTTGCGCGCATCGGGGCGAACTGATGGTCGCGGATCCGATTGTCGCGCCGTTTTTGACCTTCGGGCAGCAGGGTGGCCGCAACCGCCCTGTCGATGCGCCGATGCACACCGTCTGCGCGTCGACCAAGGATACTAACAGCGTCGCGGCGGTGGTGCTGCAGAAGTTCGCTAGCGGCAATGCTCCGGCCCGGGTTGATGAGCCAGCACAGACGATCGAATGCAAGTCCAAGCACTCGATGGTCACCGCCTTCCTGTCCAGCTTCTACGGGAGCGACAAGAAGAACGGCAGTGGCGAGCCCGACGCGCCGCTGCGCACCGTCCGCGCCGGTGGCCAGCATCACGCGATCGTCGCTGCGCACATCGAGCAGGCCAACGGCGGCCCGCGCATGCGAAACGCCGCCGGCCGCCCAGCCAACGTGCCACTTTCAACAGTGACCACCACCGGCTCGCAACAGCGCCTGGTTCAGACCACGCTCGTGGAGCAGGACGCCTTGCCGCCTGAAATGCTGGCCCGCGCGGTGATGACAGCCGCGTTCCTGGTCAAATATTACGGTACGGACGGCGACAACGAGACCGCGCAGAGCCAGGCCCTGGACCGGCCCATGGATACGGTCACCACCAAGGCTCGGTTTGCCGTTGTTACGGTGACGATCGACGCCACTACCTATGTGATCGTCGACATCGGCCTGCGCATGCTCACCCCGCGCGAACTCGCCCGCGCCCAGGGCTTTCCAGAAGACTATGTGCTCGATCCCGTCGTGCGGAAATTCCTGCGCGGCAAGTGGGTGGAGCGCAAGCTCACCATCTCCGAACAGATCAGCGCGATCGGCAACAGCGTCTGCCCGCCCATGGCCCGCGCCCTGGTCGCCGCCAACCAGCCCGAATTTTGCGAGCGCGAGGAGGCGCAGGCCGCATGAAACACGCGCTCATCCTATGCCTGACCCTGTCAGCTTGCGCTCCCGCCCAGCCCACACCGGCCGAGATCCATGCCGCAAACATGATCCGCCACGGCTATGTCGACTGGGCGGTGCGCTGTGCCTGGGCGGACGGGCACGAAGGCCACTCGCTGGATACGGCGCTTCGGCGCTGCCAGATGGACCTGGGCTTGCACCAGTGCCCCCAGGCCGGCGGAGCATGTCAGCATGATTGACGATCTACCCCTGCAGGAAGCCCATGGATTCCAGTTCGTCCAGATCGGCCCGCACCGGCTCTGGCTGGGCGATGCCTATGCCCTGCGCCCGCTCCTGGGCTGGTTCGCTGCCGACGTGATCGATCCGCCCTACAAGTTTCGTGCGGCCGGCGGCGGTACCTTCCGCGCGCGGCGCCCGCACTTGGACCAGATCCGCGCGGAAAAGCTCGATCAGGGCTTCGATCTGCGGATCATCAACCCGCTCCAGTGCGGCGCCGTCGTGGTGTTCTGTCACAATGATCAGCTGCCGCAGGTGCTGCAACACTGCGCCGGCAGCTTTTCGCGCTTCGTCCTGTGCGTCTGGCGCAAGCTCACCCCCATGCCCGTCGCCAACAAGCACTATGTGCCCGAGATCGAAACCTACGTGCATGCCTGGAGCCGCGGATATCACCCCGCCGGCGCGCTGGCCGATCTCAAGCGGGTGGTCGAATGTCGATCGCGGGCACTCAAGGATTTCGGCCACGCCACGGTGAAGCCGGATCTCGTCATGGACAAGATCATGCGCAACGTGCGCGGCGCGTCGGTTTGCGATGCTTTCATGGGCACCGGCTCCACCGGGGTGGCCGCAATCCGCGCCGGCAAGCGCTTCGAAGGGATCGAGCACAACCGCCAGCACTTCGCCACCGCCGTGCGCCGCTGCACCGAAGCGCACCTGGCCATGCAGGAGGCAGCGTGAAAGCACCGATCCTGCTTACCGAGGCAGAGGCGGCCGAGCGCCTCAACCTATGCCAGCGCACCCTACGCAAGGCGCGCCAGAGCGGTCAATTGCACTATGTCGCGATTGGCCGCGCCGTGCGCTACACCATCGATGATCTCGAATCGTTCGTTGCCACTCTCCGCCAGGTTCAACCGAATTGCCCAAAGCCCCGCACCAACACGAAATCGACCCGGCCGAGCGGCAAGGGCGGCGTGATCGTGCCCTTTACGGTGCGCAGCCGGCGGCGGTGATCGCGTGAGCGTCTACAAGCCCAAGGGCAAACCCCACTATCACTTCGATTTCGTGTTCAAGGGTCAGCGCTATCACGGCTCCACCGGCTGCGCGTCGAAGCGCGCAGCCGAAGCCTATGAGCGGCGCGAGCGACATAAGGCCACCCTGCCCGACGAGCAGTTACCGCCGATCACCGTGGACGAGGCGAGCGGTCTCTATCAGGAACATGCCGAGCATCTGCCCAGCTGGCCGACGATCCGCTACATGCTGGAAGCCCTGGTCGAAGGCCTGGGACAGTCAAAGCTGCTGTCCTCGATCTCCCAGCGTGACCTGCAAATCTATTTCGCCGCCCGCCGCGCCAAGCGTTCCAACGCCTCGGTCAATCGAGAGATCGAGAATGCGCGCGCCGTCTGGCGTTTTGCCAAGGCGTCAGAATACGACATCGGCAAGATGCCGAACTGGTCGCAGCTCACCCTCAAGGTGCCGAGCATCGCCCCGCGCGAGCTGGAGATAGAGGAGGAGGCAAGCCTATTCCTGGCATTGCGCAATGACGTAGCCGATGCGGTGGAGTTCCTGCTCAAGTCGGGCTGGCGCCGGGCCGAAGTGCTCGGCCTGCGCTGGGCAGACATCAGCTTCCCCCGCAAGACGGCCGTCACGCGCATCAAGGGCGGTGACGTCGTCCAACGCCCGCTCACCACCACCTTGATCGAGATTCTGGCGCGCCAGCCCCGTTGCGAAGACGAGGAGGGCGCCCCGTTCGTGTTCACCTATGTCTGCCAGAAAACCCGTGGCGATCGCCGCAAGGGCAAGCGCTACCCGCTAACACCCACCGCCCTGCGCAAGCCCTGGGCCGCCGCCCTGGCCGCTGCCAAGATCGACAACCTGCGCCTCCACGATCTGCGCCACACGCGCGGCACCCGCATCGTGCGCGCCACCGGCTCGCTGGCGGCCGCCAAGGAAGCGCTCAAGCACCGCAACATCAAGACCACGCTGCGCTATGCGCACGTGCTGGACGAGGACGTCCGCAACGCACTGGATGCGAGCGACTCCCGACATAGTCCCGACCAGCAAAATGAAGAGAAGCGAAAAGCCTAG